GAAGACATCTTACAAGTCGCCTTACCACCACTCTTCATCGCCTGACTTGTCGCCTGCGAAGTAGGCTCTGCAGCCTCTTGAGAGTATTCAGAGTAAGGACGGAAGTCATTTGTCGCAGGAGCAAAAGAACTCGCCTGACTCATCATGTCCGTCATAGCACCTGCGTTACCAGCAGTGCTGCCGGGGATCGTGACAGATGATTGCTCACCATCAGTAACAAGGCTGCTCAAACCACCAACAGCCATTTTCTTGCCTTTTTTCATATTCGCCTCACCAACCGGGACAATTCCAACGCTTCATCGAAGCCCTTGCGCGTGATCCACGTTCGCTCTTCTCAGCTACAGGCCCCATACGCGCACAGAATGAGTCCCTACGTTTACCGCCCTCCGGTTGCGGAGCCTTCAAGTCACTACCCGTCTCACGGTTGTACTTCGCCCGACCCTTTGCTGTCAATCCAGCACCCTGATCCGCAGGCAGTTTTTCGCCCCTGCCTATAGCCAGACTCACACCACCCTCTTTCATCGTCTCTGGGAGCTTTTTATAGGCCTTCTTGCCGACGTTTGACTGAGTGTACTCTTTGGCGACATCCTCTGATATGCCAACTTTTTTAGCAATCTTAGGGTTGTATTCAACCGCCTTCATCAGACGGAACTGAGCTTTAGACTTGGCGGGCATTACGGCCCCTCTTTCACCAAAAGAATGATGAACATGGACGAAACCGCATTGTTGTTTGCACTAGCAATCGCAGTTGCTTCAACCGTTGTCTTCTCTGGAATTGCAAGCGGGTACTCAAACACATAGTTCGCAACACCATTATTGAGCGTGGTGATCGCCTCAGTCATGCGAATGTTATTCGTACCACGGAGCAACAAACGACCTTCAACTTGGGTTGACCCGCTGGGCTGACCAGTCGAAAACAGACCCTGAGACACATATCCCGTATACCCTGCTGGGATGGTGTAGCTGCCTGTAGTCGTAACGTTGTAATCTAGCTTAATGATGTCGTATATGGTTGCAGGAACGCCTGCGGTCACAACACCAGTGCCGATATAGATGCTGCCTGCAGCACTGTTGCCAGAGCCAGCTGTTACCACATAGGCATAGTTGACGCGAAGAAGCGATGCAGTCATCGTGACGGCTGTTTGTCCGTTTAGCGTGACGGTCTCTGTGACTTCGTTGTAATTAGCATCAAGACCCTGTACAACGACCGTGCGGGCTCCTGTGCCTGCTGACGTATCGTTCGCACTTGTCGAACTGACGGTCATTTGAATGGCCGACGCAGGGAAAGTAATTAAACTAGGTAAAGGCCAAACCGAAACCTGAGTTTGGTCAACATCAGGGTTGAATCCAAAGACAGTAACATTTCTGTGCCCCTGAATTTGACCGCGAGAGACCTGCAACTCGAACGGTTCATATGCGCCTTGACGCGAAATAGATGAAATTACGGTTGCCATGCGGCTCTCCAAAATAAATTAAAAGCGGGGGCCGAAGCCCCCACCTTATTTAACACGCACCGCCAGAACGCTTTTTAGCCGGTGTTACTGTCCGACTTACTTCGCGCTCAGTAGTTGTCACCGAGCCAGAACCTTTTAGACCTTTGCTAATTGCTTCGTAGCCCTTTTTCAAGCGCTCTGGTAACAATCTCATTGCATCTAACGGGTTCTTCATTGCCTCAATAAAAGCCTCACGCTCGGCTTTATTTTGAGCCGTTTCATCTGCGTAAAACCTGTCGTAGGCTTTAGCTTGCTCTTTGTCAGACATACCACCTTCTGCGTACTTTCGTACTTTGCCACCCTTTTTATAGGTGCCAGACAGTTGGTTGATGCTGACAGGGGTGGGCGGCTTTTTGTAACCCTGAGGCATAGCAACTGCCTTACCAGAGTCGTTTACCGATCCACCCCTAGCAAACTTTTTTAGGGCACCACCCTTCTTAAAGCCGCCTGCATTGCCCTTGCGAACCTCACCAGTAGTCGTGTTAGTTACGCCCGGACGAGAGCTGCTGACGTTACCTTCAACGCCACCACCCTTAGCGTACTTTTTACCAAACATGGCTTCGGCACGAGTTGCACGGTCTTTGTCAGCCTGCACTACAGGGCTACGACGAGGCAATGGCATAGGCCCCGCATCATTCGGGCCGGAACCACGCCTTGGATTTTTAACCTGATCTTTAAACCTATCGATCACTTCCTGTGGCGCATCGTTAGGGCCGGAACCGAAAGGGCCACCGAACGGACGAGGGGGTTTCCCATCAACTACTGGGCGAAAACCAGTTTTTTTCTTGGCAACCGCCATATTAGAGACGTTTTCAGGGCGCATAGAGCCTAGATTGCCGCCCATCGCCATCTTGACGTTGCCACCCTTCTTGTAGCCACCGCCGTTGCCCATCTTTACATCGCCAGTCTTAGCTGGTGAACGATCAGGCGTAGCAGTGTGCATCAAGGTCTCTTCGTACTTTCCAGCACCACGCTTCGATGCGCTCACAGGAATGACGCTGCCGCCATTCTTGTAGCCACCTTGACCCATAGCAACACCGCCGGTCTTCAGGCCTTTGTGAGCCTTGGAAGCAGGCATGTCAGCGTGCTTTTTGAGAGCCTCGCCGCCGTCTGCCTTCTTACGACCCATCATCGCCTTACGACGCGCAGACATCGAAGGAGCAGCAGGAGCCGCACCACCAACAGGCCCCGGAGGCAGGCCAGCGCGAGAAAGAACGCCTGACATACCGCCGTCAGCCATCTTCTTGCTACCTGTGCCGTTATCTTTAGATTTCATCTTGGGCATAGCAACATGCCCACCCTTTTTGAGCTTTAGCTCGATGCTAGGCTCGGTGGTCATCATTTTGACCATCGGCTTGAACTGTCCCATGTCTGGCTCCTTAAATTAGAACCCCGAGGGTTTCCCCTCGGGAGTCCATTAGCTCGGATTTACAGCGATACCGCCAGCCGATGCGCTCGGTGCTGACATATCGACGTAAATCTGACCCAGAGAAGTGGCGTCGGAACCAAACTCAGTGATGCCCAAACTCAACGAATTTTGGATCACCACCTGACCACCAGCCGAAGCTGCCAGAGTCGCCAGAGCGCTCATAGTCGTCGAAGTAGAGCCAACATTGTTGATAAACGAGCATCCCTTGAATAGGGCGTAACGATCCATGCCAGCAGCCGCGCCAACTTTCAGACCAATTGGTGTGCCAGCGCTGCACTGGAATGGGAACACGCAGTCGATAAACGAGTTACGTGCTGTGCCACCTGCCAATTCAACTGTTGCGTTTGCCGCGCCACGAGCAACCGTGTCACCACCCAATGTGCAGTTGATGAACGTATGCTCACCACCACCATCGAGCTTCAGACTACGAGCGTTCGCACCACCAGCAGAAGCCGCATCAGCCATGCCGTAGATGTTCACGTTGCTGTATGCATTGCGTCCACCAGAATCAGTCCACGCAATCATGCTTGCCGAACCTGTGGAGAAACCACAGAAGACCGACAAGTTAGCAAAGTAGCATCCAGAAGCAGTGACGTTGATGAAGGCGTCGCTGTTGAATGTGGCGGCTGTGTAAGTACCCGTCGGTGGAGCAATACGTGCACGCTGCGCCACATTCGTGGGAGCAGCCACACCGATTAGGTGTGTCGCATCTTTGTTCCAGTTCAGAGTGCCTGCCGTAGCAGAAGAGTTGATTTCCTGCGCCAGCGCAGTAGACAAGCGTGCCGAACCAGCCGCAGTGCCATCGCCCATCAGGACGACAACATCATTGTTGCCAGCAGTGCATTTTGCCAAAGCACCGTACAGGGTTTTAAGGGGAAGTTCGGGGGTGCCTTCGTTGCCATCGGCTCCATTTACTGGGTCTACGAAATAGTAGTTACCAGTAAACGGAAGACCGCCGATAGTTCCAAGAACAGGCACGCCGAAACTGGTTATCCCATTTGGGAAATTAGTCAGCATGATTTTCTCCTGTTCTTAGATAGTTAGACGCCCGGTGTGCCGTACATGGCACGTGGGTCAGTGAAGCCAACGTCGTAACGCTCGGTTGCCTTGTAGCGCATCGAGTCAGTTTCGAAATCACCTTCCATCGTCTTCTCCAGACCACGACGCATCATCAGCTTCATGCCTTCTGGAGCGTCAGTCTGCACCCACCAAGCGGTCGAAGAAGTCAGACGCGACAGAACTGCAGCGCCTTCGTCCAACAGGCCGATTGACTTGATTGGGTTGACGTCGTTGTTTGCGTTACCAGAACGCAGAACCGACTTCAGCAGAACTTCTGCTTGGAAGATGTTGCCGGGGGCAACAACAAGCTGACGAGGAACCAAACGGATCTTCTTGCCGTTGTTGTCAACTGCCTGACGAATCTGGATCAGCATCTGTTCCAGAGAAGTCTGCGACAGGTTTGCAGCAGTCGTCAGCAGGTTGCTGAAGGTGCCGTTGACAATCGGATGCGAAGCGGAGTTCAGAGGAACGCCGTCACCACCCGGATAGGCTGAGTTGAACGCACGGTTCAGCACGTTTGCAGATAGCGTCTCTTTCGTCTCGATCAGCGACTGTGCCAAGTGCTTGGCATAGACTTGACCGATACGGATGTGATCACCATCTTCTACCAGCACTTTGGTCAGAGCAAATGCCAGACCAAACACCGAGTAGACATAGCGCTTTAAGAACAGCACGCCGCCCTGCTGATAGGTAACAGGAGTACCGTCAGGCAGTTGCGGAGCAGCGCCAAAACCATACAGCACTGGCTCTTCGTGGTAGTTACGTGGGATACCTTCTTGCTCACGGAATACGCGAGACCATTCATCAGTACGCTGATCGTAGACACCGTCAAAACATTCATTCAGGATAGGTTCGACTATGCTACGAAAGTCGGTACTTCTCATTGGGGCTGCCATGATTCATGCCCTCCTTTAAATAGCGTTGATCGCAGCAACGTACTGGCTGAGAGCAACCTGTACTTGCACGATAGGAAAGCCATCACCCCAAGCATTGTCCGGATACGGAGCAATGTTGATGACGCGCAGTTGGTTAGTCGCACCGCTACCAGCACCCGAGGTGCTCATAGAAGCCGACGACAGACCGGTCGATGACGAACCAGCAGTTGGGTTGGTGAAATCGAACTGATCACCAATAGCACCCTGAGTCAGGTTGCCAGCAGCTTGGATCTCATAAACGATGTTCGGGTCTTGGTAGTAATACGCAATGACCGAACCAACTTGGAACGACTCGTTCGCAGGCCAGAAGTTCGACACGCGACGACGACCTGTGGCGTCAGTCCACTCAACGCCAGCAAAGGCACCGAGGAACGCTTCAGTCGAAGAGATGTTTTCAATATAGCCAGCCGTGTTCATCTTAACGGGCGCACCCTTGAAGATGTTCGAGGCATAGCCAAGCGAGGTGTTTCCACTGGTGGAAACGGTTTCGATACCGTTAGCGAGAGCAACTGCACGATCCAGACCGGAAGGATGGAATGCAGGGCGCAGGCCAAACGGAGCAGCAGCAACAGTCATGATTCACTCCATTAGGTTTCAAAACCTACCCATGAAAAATAGGGGCAGGAATCGGTTTGTCAATTTGCTCCAACCCGTCGCCTTCGACTTGACCGAGGGACTTACCTCGGCTATCGCGTCCAAGTTGAGACTCCGCCTGTACCTTGATCTTATTCGCTTCTTCCAACGGTTGATCGTGGTGGAAGTGCGCCATGATGTCTTGGTACGTATCCATAGGGATCTTAAACAGCAGCATCTCATTGCACGCGACATAACCGCTATGTTCGCCAGCCTTTACGCGCCAATTCTCGTAACCTTTGACTTCATCCGCCATTACTGGGGTGTAGCCAAGGCGCAAGCGCTTATCAATACTGTCGTAACTGTTGGTTGTCGAAAGCCAGCAGACGTGCCATCCGGGCAGGTCAGGGGCTGGCGGCAATGCGCTTTGTACCCATTCGTCCTTCCACATCTTGCGACGTTCTTCGGCGGATACAAACATTTCCTCCGGTGCCTCTCGACTTGAGTCAAGACTAGCGCGAGATTCGCGCCCACCAGTGTTGAGGGATTTCTTTAAACGACTGTCCATAATTAGCTCCTTTGTCCGTTTTTACGTGCTTCCACTGCGTAGCGCCTGATCATGCGTGCCCGTTTCTCCGGGTTATCCCACATGCCAGCCTCTTTCATCGCCCGGACTTGGTCTGGGTTCAAAGTGAAGGTACCTCGACTGGCACCCGCACTAGAGACTGATTCGCGCCCTCCGCCTGTCACCACATTCCTTGGACGGCTTTTCTGGGGTCGTTCATTAGTAATATCAGTATACCTATGCGGTAGCACTTCTGACAAGCGTTTGTCAAGTTCACGCCAATAATCTTTCATCTTAGGATCCCAGCCTTCTTCAGCCAAGGATGCGTCTACTGCCAAAGCGATCTTTGAGTCGGTATTCCCACCCATCGGGTCGTACCAATCGCCGTGATTTTCCATCCATTCACGGGCATATTGCTGCATCTGTGGATCCTGCTGAATCGGCTGCGGGGCAGGCTCCTGCACAGACCGACGCTTAAATTGCTCAAGCGCCTCAGCCTGACGACGAGCCTCGTACACCATCTCCTCAGCCGCAGTCAACAGATCGCCGTCACCAGCCTCCGCCGCCTCCTTCATCTTGGACTTGGCGTACTGGATACGCATCTTCTGGTCTTCAATCGCCTTGTCAATCCGGGCGAGATCTGAACCAGTCTGCTTGCGCTCCAAAGCCGATAGGCGCTCCATCAGCTCGTTATTCTGCCGTTGCAGGTTCTGTAACCTAACGTCCTTCTCGGCAGAAACTTGCTTGTGGTACTCCTTCCGAGCCTTACGCTTAGCCCGGCGTGCAGCACGCATAGCCTCTTGCTCGGGGTCTATGTCGCCGCCATCAGCCATCTCGGCTTCGGCAGCAGCATCATCTTCTTCTTCACTAGGCTCGGCTGACTCAACCTGCCGAGGCTCATCTTCCTCAATCAAATCAGCAGGCAGATCGATTATTGCCGACCCATCGCTTGCTTCTTTGACAATCAATTCGTCTTTGTTCTCACTCATACGAAAGCCCTCATAGACAGAGGATCGCCTGTTACTTTGGCAATTACCTCATGATCATTGAACACTGCAAAAAGCGCAGGATCTTCATCCGGCTGGCTCTCAACGAGAACTTCCCAGCGATCACCGCCCCACTTAGGGACGCGAATAAAGTCACCCTCCTCGCACCACGAGCCCTCAGGCCACGGTTCCATTGTGTCGCGCTTCTTGAAGGCCAACGGGCCTACTGCGATAACCTTAGCCACCATGTTCTGCCACTTCTCGGTCTCCTTCGTCTCTTCGACTAGGATGATCCCCGCAGAAGTTGCCTTCTTTTTGGCACGGCGTAACTGAACTAAGATTCTTGCTCCAAGAGGTTTGGCACCGGGATCAACCGTGGGAAAAGCCCACTCGATTTCAGCTTGGTCAAAAGCTACCGGCTCATTCATCTTCATCTGCTTCCTTTAACAAGTTGTTAATAATGTCCAAGGCATCCTGCAAGCCTTGGTGATTGCCTACCAGCCGTTGATACGAGTCAAACGTAGGGGCGTGCCCTTGTGCAAGGCTTAGCTGAATCTTCGCCTGCTCGTTCTTCAGCGCGTCAATCAAGTCAGACACATACCTCATGCGTTCGACTTGTCGATGCCCTTACCACTGAAATTACCGTGGTCGCTGTTAGCCTCTGGCATCGTCGCAGAGCCTTGCTCTTTGAGCGTTTCGCCAGTTACCCACGCGCCCGCAGCCATACGCTGATGTTGCTTAACCAGCTCTGACTGTTGATCCTTATCAGTTGTCGCCATTACAGACTCCCTAAAGTGCGTTGTGCTGCTTCTTGCAGCGAAATAGCAGTGTCTTCCTGCTCCTTACGTAGCCGGTCTGCATCGAAGCTAATCTTTGCAGTGGCAATACGTTCTTTCGTGAGGTTGTCCTCAGCATTCTTGGCTATGTCGATCTTCTGCTCATCTTTCTTCAGAGCGATGTCAGCCTGATCTCGTGCAGCTCGACGCTGTGTCTCAGCCAGCGACGACTCCAGTACCGCTTGAGCCTGCGGGTCAGCCAGCATCCGCTTCTGCATCTCAGCCTGCGCCTGCGTCATCTGCTGCAACTGCTGGCTCAACTGCTGCAGAATTGGCAACACTTGGGCAAACACCTGCTGGCTATCCATCGCCACGTGCTGAGAAGCCACCGCCACAGTGCGATCAATCTCTTTAGGCGCATCGATGTCCGCATACTTCTGCAGATTGATCTCCGTGCCGGATGTTGCGTATTGGTTAATCTGATTCGTGTACCAGAGCATCATGTGCTGCTTGGCGTGCTCGATCACCTGAGGGATAAACTTCTGAGCGAACAGCGGGTTGGAACCAAAGATCGGATCCTTAGCAAAATCTAAATGCGCTTGGATGTGCGCTAGGTGGTCTTGGCGGGGATAAGCGAACGCAGGCTTACCCAATGCCATCGCAGCGTTTTCGTCGCTTGCAGCGGCCTCTACGGGCTTCGCAGAGGCAGGCATGAGCTCGTTTACGTTCGGGATCTTCGCCTGCTTCAAAATCCTAGTGATCACCGCCGCCTGATCGAACATCTGCGGGTACTTATCCATCAGCGAAATGACCATCTGGGTCTGCGCCATACGCTGGGATTCGCTAAAAATATGCGGATCCGACACCGGAATAACGTCAGAATTCCGATTAAAGTCGTCTCGGCTGATCTCTAGGTCGGCAACAACGTCGCCTTTCGTCTGATCGTCCAGATACCAGCGGTTAATCCGACCCAAAATCATCAAAACGCGCTTCTGTGACTCATGTAGACGCGCATGGATCGCCGAAAACACCGCCGCGCCCTGCTCAATCATCGCCAAAGTCGTGCCAACAGGCGCTTGTGAGGTCACATCAGCGATTTTTTCCTCAGAAGTGGTGATCACACCCTTCGCAGCCTGCGTCAGCCACCCCAAAAGCTCAAAAAGTACGGGGCTTGGCGGGTTAAATGGCAGCGGCATCGCTACTTTACGGATGTCGTCCACCCCCGGAGCCGCTTCAATCTCCTTAACCTCAGTAACTTCGATCTGATCCGACTGTCCAGAGACCTTCGCCCCCTTCAGTTTGATCATCGTCGCCGAGTTATTGATGTGCGCGGTGTCCAAAAGCGCTCGTAAAGCACCCGTTAGAGCCGCAGACAAGCCACCAATCAGGTGTGGCAGGCCAATCGCATACGCGCCACGCCAAGGGATGAACTTAAACTCGACGATCCAGTCCAACTTGGTCATCGTCTCATCGCCCTCTTCCCAGTTCCGGTACAAACCAACAACCTCAG